ATTGGGATACAGAATATGATTTTAGTGATTACACAAATACTTTTTTACAAGATGGTGAAGAACCATTTGATTTATATGCAGAGCCAAATGATAAGACAAGAAACATTTTCAATAAAACTATAGACTTTTCAGTTGGAGAAAATACAGTACCAAACCTTGAAGCACGTTTAAAATTTATAAGCGTTTATGATTTTATAAAAGGTAATCAATTTACTAACTTAGGTTTTAATAACAAACCACTCAGTCGCCCAAATGACAGAAGAGATTTTTTTAAATTAATAAAAAAAGAAACAGGATTTACAGGTGAAGATTTTTTAGGAAACAAAATACCTAGAGAAGATGTAGAGAGTGAAGAGTTCCAAAATGGTCTTGCAAATGTAATGAAACATTATGAAGACAAAGGTTTTACTATTAATATGCTTGAAGCTGATGATGAGTCGCAACTTAATAAATTAGCAAAAGGCATGGGTATAGAAATAGGTGTAGGTATGACAGCAGATTATGTCTTTGCACCTTTGCTTTTAGGTAATGGTTGGGCTAAAGCTCTATATGCTCTTGGTCAATTTACAGTAGGTTATACAGCAGACATAGAATCACAAAAACAACAATTAAAAACAGAAGACAGAGTAAATTTTAAACCTGACCAAAGAAGAGCTTTTGCATCAGGTGTAACACAGATAATACCTTTTGGTAATACTATCAAAGGCTGGAAAGGTGTAGCTGCGTCAGGTGCTTATGGTGGTACTATTGCCACCTCTGAAACTTTTATTAGAGATTTGCTTGGAGATGACGTTACTTTAGATGAATACTTTGCAAATGCAGGGTTAGGTATTGGATTTGGTGCTACTTTAAAAGGTTCTATAGAAGCGTTAGATGGTGTTATAAAAAAATATAAAAATTTTAGATATGACAAAATAAACAACATATTTAATTTAAAGAAAAAAGATGTACAAGTTGTAGAAGAAGCAAATGAAAATATAAATAAGGCAACTAAAGTTTTAAAGAATGATATACAAAGTAAAGGAGAAGACTACAACAATATTGGTGAAAAGTTAAAAAACGAAGGGTCTGGTACAAGTAGTCAAACAAATACAAAACCTATAGATGGTTCTGTAAGAACATATATAATGCCTAATCAATTTAAAAATACAAAACCTAACTATGGAAATGCACCTATAGTCTTTCAATCTGATTTTGATAAAATGTCTTGGTATTTGAGATATAAAAAAACAAAGCCACCTAAAAATGCAGATAAAATTTTAGAAAGTTTTATAACTCAAGGTTTTACTGAACAAGAAATAAGACAACATGGAACTAATTTGCATGAAAAAATTAAACAAATAGTTACTGATAAAACAGGATCAGCACAAGCAGGTCGAGGTAACACAGTAGGACTAACAATAGAAGTACCTGCTGATGCTAAGTACTCTCAAGAAGTGCAGACAAGTATTACTGGCAAAAAACAAAACTTGGGAGATCTTACAAAAAATCCTCAATCAGTTAAATTTATTAAAGAATTTAAACCAAGACAACAAGAGTTAGTAGAAGCAATAATTAGACAGTTAAAAGATGAAAATGTTTTTGTAGGCTCTAAGAGTCAAGTACAAACAAGACTTGAAGGTTTAGGAATGTTTGATGAAGGAGTTGTTAAATTATCTAACACAACTGCAATAAAAGAATATGCAGAGATGTATGCAAAACTCTATAACTTAGTTCCTAGTGATTCATTAAACTTTGCAGTTTCACAAGTCATAACACTAGCAACAGAAAATGTAGCTAATAAAAATCAAATTATGATGGATCTAATTAAGACAAAAGATTCCACACAAATTAGTAAAGCTATAGATGATTTGTTTGAGTCACTAACAGATGTAGAAGAATGGCTTACACTTGGTCTTCCATTAAGAACTCAAGCAGGTAGAACTGTTAAGTCCTTTGGTATGAAGCCAGAACAAGGTATAGAAGGTAAGACTGTAGAAGAAATCACAGGTATGACAGCAGCAGAAAAAGCTGCTGCTACTGCCAAAGTACCTGAGTTACAAATAGATATTGATGATGCAATATCAAGAAATCAATTATTAAAAACTAGACTTACAGAAGCTTTAGAAGAAGCTACAAAAACAGGAGATTATTCAAAGTTAAATCAAGCAGCAGTTACTTTAAAAGCAGCAAGTGGAGATCCTAGAAAACTTGTTGCAATACAAAATCAAGATGCTATATCTACCTCACTTATAAAGGGATTAGATAAAGGTGCAAGGATTTTAAATGAAATTGGTATTAACGCTGTTTTGTCTGGTCCTAATACACAAGCAATAAATTTATATTCTGGTGCAATGATGACGTTTATGAAAGCAATGAATAATTTTGCTGGTGCTAATAGTGTTCAAGAATTAAGAGCAGCACAACAATATATGTCTTATTTATTTTATAACTTGGATTTTGGTGTAAGTGCTTGGAAAAGATCATGGGATATGGAAGACAACTTTATAAATGTTGGAAGTATAAAAGGAGATACAGGTCAACGATTTATTATATCTTCAGATTCTAGTTTCTGGCCTTTAAGAGCTTATGACGAATTTGGAAGAGTCATAAGATTACCTAGCAGGTTAATGACTGCTAATGACGCTTTGATACAAGCACCTAATATTATTGCTGCTACTGCATTTGAAGCTTTTTATGAAGGTGTTGGTAGAAATTTAGAAGGAGAAGATTTAACAAAATATATAAAAGGAACTGTAGATGGTGTCATATCTTATTTACTAAAAGGTCAAGAAGGACAATTAGGAAGAATAGAAGATGGTGTAGTTCAACCAACTGACGCAGTAATACAAAGAATACTTACAAGAGCAAAGGAAGTTGGCAAGACTATTACCTTTACTCAAGATATAAGAACAGATAGTCTTTTTGGTAAAGGTGCAAAGTATATAAATGATGCAGCTATAAATAATCCAGCAGTTAGATTTTATTTTAAATTTACAAGAACTCCAACCAATATGTTTTTAGAAACTGCTAGATACTTACCTATAGTAAATTTACCAATACAAGTTACATTACCAAATGGAAACAGAGTCAATCTAAATGTTGTAAACCAAGCACTTTTGCCTGATATGGTTGCTGATTTAAATAGTCCAGATCCTTATGTACGTCAGCAAGCAAATGGTCAAATAAGAATGGGTGCTGCACTTGGTACTTTGATGTTGTTTATGACTAATAAACAATTTGAAGATGGAGATGACGAATATAAAAAAGAATTTTTAACAGGTGGTGGTCCTAATTTTTATACCAAAGAAGGTGCTGCACAATGGATTTCTATGTACAAAAATGGTTGGCGACCCTATAGTAAAGCTGTTTTACAACTTGACGAATATGGACAACCTTTATTAAGAAATGGTAAGCCTGTATATATTTATAAAAGTCTTGAATTTTTACCTGATCCACTAGCTTCTTTAGTAAGAACTTGGTTAGATTTTGCTGAAATGCAACCTTGGTTACTTGATGAAGGAGAGGGGGTAGGTGAATATATAGGATCTTGGTTTGCTTTTGTTGGTCGTAATATGTTTGGTAAAACATATACAAGTCAAGTATCAGAACTATTGAAGATTCTTTCAGCAGGTGGACAACTTAATGAACAAGGTATAGACGAAGGTTTAAAATATAGAGATAAGAAACTTCTTGACTATATTGGCAGACAGGTTTCTGTTAACTTTCCCTATTCAAGTTTATTTAAAAGACTTGCAAGAGTACCAGCAGCCATAAAAGAAACAATGGGATTTTCTGAAGAAGATGCCAAAGCGTTGTTTGAATCAACAGGTGATCCTACACAATTAAGAAAATTTATAAAACGTGATTCAAAAACATACTCAGGAGATGGTGCTAATGAAAGTTTGCCATATAGTGATGAAGATTTTAATAAAGCAAATTTTGTAATTCAAGCTCTTGAAAATACAGTAGATAAAATGTTTAAAGAAATCGTACCTTTAAATGTAGGTGGTAAGTTACCTGCACAAGTAGAACATATAACTAATAATGTTGTAACTTATCCACGAAAAGAAGGAGGTCTTTTTCAATTTATTTACAATAGACCTATAGGAGAAAGTCAAAACTTTTTAGTTCTTGATGTTCAAGCTGAGATAGGTAAAATGTTACCTCCACCACCAGATATCATAAGAGGATCAGTATTACCTAATTTAAAATCAGCAGATTTTATACCAAAAAAATTAGATAGAAATGAATATAATAGTTTGAAAAAAATTACAAACCTTATAGAACTAAAATATAAAGGTAAAGATATGAATATAAGAGAAGCTATCAATGCAGAAATAAATACACCTTATATACAATCACTTAGAAGTACAATTAAAAATAATGGTTTACAAAGTGAGGAAGGACAAAAAGCATCAGAACTTATATTCCAAACATTATCAAAAGTTAATACTAAGTTTATAAAAGCAGGTATGATAGAGTATATGCAAACTGAAATGACACAGAAAGATATAGATAATAGAATAAATGCAGTTGAAGAAAAGAATCAAAACTTTAATAATGTATTGCTTAAAGAGTTTGATAAACTTAATTTAGGTACATTTAATAATAGTTCCTTCTAATCATGGCTACTAACACCACAGCTACAGCAACGACACATACTGGTAATGGTAGTACCACTAACTTCGCAATATCTTTTACGTTCTTAGCCAATGCAGAAATAGATGTAACAGTAGCAGGTGTCTTA